AGTTGATTTCTCAACTAGTTCTTCAACTAGTTCTTCTTCAACTTCTTTAACTACATTATTATAAGAAGGTGTTCTTGATTCAAGATCACTTTTCAATTTAACTAATAACTCTTGTTTCATAGGATCTAATAAAACTTCAACAGTATTATCAAAGTCAAAACCAAGTTGCTGATCATTATATAGATAAGCAGCATTTTTTCTTCTTAATATACCAGTTCTTTCTAGATCAAATATAAGAGCTCTAATTTTAATTTCTTCAGGTGTTAATGTTGCAGTCTTCATAAACTCTATAGGATCATTATCTACAATTTCAAAAAGTTTTGTATAAATAAAATCTCTAGAAGAGTTCTCTACAAATTTACCATATATCTTTAATAAATCTTCTTTCTTTTCAGATGATAATTTATTAAATAATTCTATAGCTTTTGCTTTAAATTCTACTACATTAGCTTCCTTCTCTAATTCTTGTGCTTCATTATAAATAACATATTTAGCTTGAGGCCATTTTCCTCCATCAATTTCTCTTTGTGAATTACCTACAAACTTACTAGCTTGTAATAATTTAACTTGGAGTTCTTGTAAAGGGATACTTATATTAAATATCATAGTTTGGTCTTTTAGTTTTATTCTAAAAGAATCCCAGTATTCAGAAGAAGAACTAAGATCAGCTCCTAAAGCTGATCCTAGTCTTGTTTCATCATCTGTATCCAAACCTGTAGCCATTTTACCAATTTTATTATCATATAACGCCATCAAGACATCAGATGTATCTTGAAATTTAGAACGGCCTAATTCATTTAAACCATGCCATTTCTTTCTTACAATAGGTTTTACATAAACCAAAGTTTGTTTACTCATCATTTTTATTTTAAGTTAGATTAATTTTCTTGAAGAATTAATTCTCCACATCGAGTAACGTCATCAATTTGAACACCACATTGATCGTGAACGATCATAGTGTACGAATCTTTAGCATTACTCATTAACCCACCTTGATTTGGTCCATAAGGAGTTTGTAAACCAGAAACATATCCTAGTTTATAACCATTTTTCTTATGAACGTATTTGATATTACCCATACCGTCACCACCTCCAAAGTCAAGGAAAGTAAATCTCATTGACTCTATAGGAACTTGTAACTGTGTGTGCATTTTTAAATTAATTTCTCTATCATCATAAACAGGATTATGTCTTAATGTTAAAGAAATTCCATTTGGTCCATTATATTTAACGAACTGTCCACCAAATTCTAAACTACTTCCACTACCTCCAACAAACTTACTATCTGTAGTTAAGAAAGGAGCAGATGCATTCATCATTGCTTGGTGAAATGCTAACATACCATATTCACCTGTAAAGGCTACAATATTTCTGTTAGACATATCTACTCTACCAAAGAAAATATCCAATAAATACTCACGGATTAAACTCTCAGTTAGTGTAGAATAATAGTGAATGTGAGAATCTTCTAACAATTCCTGAACTCCAGGACCTGTTCTAGCCATTCTTCCATTCGCTCCAGGTACAGTACTATTAGATCTTCCGTACCATAGAGATCTTTCTTTTTCTTTGTGCCATTGGATCCAATACTCAGCTTCAGCATATTTTAACCATTTATAGTCTTTATATGTTTTACCTTCTGCATCCATTAACGCAACTACTAATGCTTGATTAGCAGCATCACCCGTAACTGAATATTCTTTTCTTAATGTAGATAAAGAAGATTTCAGTTTCATAGGCATTGCATATGTAGTAGAACCAGACTGGTCACCACCTTCTTCATAAATAGAGAAGTATTTAGTCCATTGTGTTCCTACATTCATATAACTAGGCTCTAAAAACATACTATTGTCATCAGTTACTAGTCTTAAGAAATATATATATCCATCACCATCAGCGATAGGTTCTCTTTGTACTCTACAAAGATATTTCTTATCTGGTGTAACAACATCTCCAGGTTTCCACCAGTCTTCGTCAACTTTGATTCTGAACTCAGTACCAGCAATACCAGGATTAGTAGTATTACCTGCAGCAGCTGTAGCTCCTGATTCAAAGTTTTCTATTATTACTAAAGGACGAGATGATGATCCCATCAATTCCCATTCCCATTCAAACGATTCAATCTCGCTTAGCTTGCCCATACCTTTAGTCATCGCTGTCAAAGGATTATCTGCTAATCTAGAAGCAGTAAATACTCTAGTTAGGACCTTATCAAATTTATGAGGTTCAGCCATAAAAGCAGACCCCAGGTGATTCATTTCAGTAAAGTTAGCATGCCAAGGACGAGTCATCGTTACTAATTTTGATTGTGCTCTTGCCATCTTTTTTAAATTTAAATTTATTAATTAATAATTATTTACAAATCCCAAGAACTACTAGATTTTGAACTAGTAGTCTTTTTGTTTCCTCCAAACATAGCTTTAGTATCCGTCATAGTTTTCTTATTCTGGAGACTATTTCTAAGTTTAGAGCTAAATGCGGTAACTGATTTTTTATTTGCGCTAGACATATCATAGTCAGTCATTCGCAGATAAGCTTTTAAAATAAATTCATCTATATCATTAGATGTTTTCATTTCATCAGCTTGAAATTGAGTTACATATTGTATACCACCGCTAGGATCATTAATCTTAACAGCAGGTACAGTCATATAGGATAACAAGTCTTTTTTAGCTTTTCTAGATAAAGGAACACCTTTTATCTCTTCAGAATTTGCTATTGTATCTTGTATATTAGACACTACTTCAGCCCTTACACGCTCTTTTTCTTGAGCAGCATAAACTTGTTTATCAGCAAATTCTTGTTTTTGTTTATCTTGATAATCAACAAGTTTGTTCTTCGCTAATCCAGCTTTCTTAGCTAATATACCATTATCCTCATATAACTCAATATTTTCTTTAATCTCTTGATCAGAATCTCCTCTTAATTTCATAAACTCTCCTAATACATATTTTTGATTATTAGCATTCTTTAAATCAACTTTATCGAATCCTACTTGTGAATATGTATTAACAAAATTACCCACATCACCACCATTAATAAGATGCTTTAAAAGCGCCCTACCTTCTCCAGTTAATGTGTTTTGAAATAAATCAAGTTCTTCTTTAACTCTACTATCAATTGTAGATTCGACAGCATTTATTAATCCTTTTTCAGAAGGTTCAAAATCTTCATCAATATCTATTATCTCTTTCTCTTGTAGCATACTAGCAAAAATAGCTACAGGATCATTATTAATATTATCATCTGATGTAGATTCCCCTTCAACTTGACCTGGATCAAAGTCAGAGATTTCTTCAGATACTTCTTCTTTTACTTCTGGAAGATCTAATTCTGGTTCCTTAACAGGAACAGGATCATTTTTTTCTTCCAAATTACCTAATTTAGTATCTGTTTGTTCTTTTTCTTTTGATATAGTTTCTTCTTTAGTCTCTGTTCCAAAATCGATAATAGGATCAGCACTAGTTGATTCTGCCATATCAAAAGCATTTTCAAAATTCGTTGCGTCATCAATATCCCACATAGTATTTACACTTGTAGAATTTGATACGTCTTTTACTTCTTTTTTAGTTTCACTCATAATTAATGGTATTACAAATATAATTTATTTTTAGTTAATATCATAACAAACTTTGTTATATTTTCAAAGTTTTGTCTATATTATAGCAAAAATAATACTTTTTTATATATTTCACAACTTATTTTACTTTTATTTTAAAATTTTACTTTTCTATCATTTATTTCATACTCTTCATAGACATTGGATTGCTACTTGAGTATGAAACTTTATCACTTTTACTAATACCTAAACTCTTTTCAACTTCATTTGGTTCAGTCATATCCATTTCAATATTTTTTACATATTCATACGCATCACCTACCCATCCAGCAACATCACCTACCCATTTAGTCCAACCATCATCTAAATAATTATTTGCTAAATAAGTTCTAGTATTATCTATATTTCCGTCTGCATCTCTAATTTCAACTTCACTTAAACTTACTGGATAAGCTCTATATCCTTCAAAGGACATAGTTTTTCCTTCAGCCCATGGATTAAGATCTATTCCTTTA